GGCCTTTGCAGAGTGCTTACCAACACCATCTAAACCAATACTAGGACCGCGAGAACCACGGGCCACAAAGGGGATCATTTCCGCAGAACCATACCGGCTCTCCCATTCCAGGGAATCGCTCGGCGCATTATTAGTGGGGAACATATTACTCAACACCATAGAAGGTGGAGTAGGAGTTTTTTCAATAAACTTATTTAATACACTAAGTTGCAGCTCAGGAATTACTTGACCTTTTGGCATATTATTTACCTCCCCTTACTTTACGTAGGCGCGATTGCCAAATTTTACAACGCCAAGCGCAGTAATTGCATCAGCGTCAAGGTTAAACAGAGGGGGAGAATAAATAATGGCGTTAGCAACAATAGCAGACGCCTGACCACCCTTTGCGGTAGAGCCATAGCCAGTATCTACAGGCTTATCAAGAATGAACTTGGCTGTAGAGAATTTGCCAGAACTACCAGTTTTAACATAAACGTGAGCGTTATTAGCAGTAGTAAAAGCAGCAGTACCAATTGCATTAGTAAAAGTAATTGTTGCAACACCGTTGGTTACAGAAATATCAGTAATAGCCCCAAGGTCTTGATAAGAAGGAGTATCTTCACCGATAATCAGAACATCGCCAACAGCGTACTTGCCAGATTCGGCCTCACTCACAGTCAAAGTGGTAGCTGAAGATGCCACATCAGCCAGACAGGGAGAAGTAGCAACATCATCAGAATAGGTTGTTTTAACATAGGGAACAAACTCACCGTTGGCATCTTCAGCAACAACAGTGCCTTGTTCAATCAGACCATAGCCCTTCTTCATCTTGAGAGAAGCAAGCATGGTTGCATCATTAGGAAATCCATCAGTATATAGATGGGTAACATCGTATTGTACGCCACGATTAACTTGTGGAGTATCACCGTGAGTTACTTTAGCAGCATCAGTAATAGCCATAATTTATACTCCTTTATTACCGAACCAGACCAAGGAGAACATCGGCAGTAGCTTCAGCTTCCTTGTCGTCAAATTCGGTTTCACCAGCAATTTTCTTGGTAAAGCCGCCGCCGCCGCCCTGAACAGCATCTTCATCGGTAGCAGTTTCAGCCCAAAATTCAATTTCTTTTTCAACAGCAGCAACAAAAGCATCCTTGTCAAATTCGCCTTCAACAAAATACTTTTCACTGGAAACAAACGCCTTCACCTTTTCGTGCAGACGTTCAGGAATACCAGCCTCCTTGAGCTTGGAATCCCAAGTAGCATCCGCAAATTCCTTACGGGCCTTTTCTTCAGCAATGGTCTTTTCTTTTTCGTACTGCTTAACAGTTTCTTCAAGAGATTCGATCTTTTCATTAAAAGATTTCTTCTCGGCTTCATGGTCGGCAATAAGTTGGTCTTTTTCTTTAGCAAACTTATTGGTAGCATCTTCTAGAATAAGATCAGTAAACTTCTGAGCCTCTTCTGGATGCTCTTTACGGAAAGTTAGATAATCCATAAAAGTCTCCATTTGATTTTGATTTTGATTGTCTTTATCATTGAGAGATGAAATAAAAACAGAAGTGTCTAATTCCACTTCCCCCTCTCCTGCCTCAGTAAACATTTTAGAGCTTGTATGTTCATCAGCACCAAACACACAGACGGAGCATTCCCTGAAATTGGTTTGTCTCCAAATATGCCCTGGACCTTTCAATACTCGCCCATTAACCATAGCTTCCTCGCCTTCTTCAATAAACTCAATCTTAGTCGGTTTACCAGAAATAGAGGCTTGAAATGGAACACCTTTTTTAGAAAATTCTTTAAACTTCTTGGTCTTTTCACTATCTACAAAAGTCACCTCATTTTCAGTAAAAACCAATCCCCTATCATTAATAGTTGGCTCGGTTGAATAGCCAAGAATAGAATCTAAATCAAAATGATCATGGGACCACAGAATTGGAAATTTTTCCTTGAAAGAAAACCCATCCAAATCAAAAGCGAGGTTGCCCCAATACCAGTGGTTTGGAATAATTTCCCCACTATATCCGACCATTTCAAATTTAGAAACTTTCTCTGATTCATCATCTGAAAATGAACAATGAATATCTGTAGCAAGCAAAAAGTTAAAAGCATTTTTAGGTACTTTTACTTTGTCTGTCATTTCATTTTCCTTTTTCATTCGTTTAGTGACACATGGGTACTAAATTTACAGTTTCGTATTATAACAAAAACAAAATAAAAAGTCAATAGAAAATATAACCTTATTTTATGTAATATTAAAATAAAATTAAAAATCTTCATATGCCCATTTTTTCATAGCTGCAAACCATAAAATGGTATCAACATATGCAACTGTTTGCCCGGAATAAAATGCTATCTTTTCACATAAAATCTGAGGATTAGAAAATTTCCATTTTAAAGCTAATCTTTTTAAATGTACGTCTGGCTTACAATAATCAACTATTCCCAAATTTTTACAAAGTTGATATACTAAAGCCTCTCCACGAAAATAAGGGAGAGTAGATAAAAATTCAATTTTTTCTTTATTAGAAAAACACTCGCAATATACTTGCCACCATTCTTTATAATTTTCTTCCCATTTTTTTATCGCATTGTATTTATTACGATGATTACAAATACCTTTATTCAAATATAAACGTTGCATAGATCGAGCAGCTTTATATGATATACCAGAACAAAAAATAATCCAGGTTGCTTCACCAAGCATGACCCCTGCGGACACACAGGGTTGTAGATTCTTCGCCCAATTGGCATGAATTATCCCTTCTTCATCAGAGATAACCTTACTTTCTAAATAATTATAAAAATCTATAAATTTATTCATATCTAACATAATCATTTTTAATCTTGTCTTTAATTAAGTTGTTCATCCATTCAGAACAATCTGAAACTATATTCGCACTAAAAGAATAGGATTCCCAATAGGGCCTAAACACTTTATATCTATCAGTTAAATCAATTCCATAAATATAAATAGTTTTATACCCTAAGTTCTCCAAAACATTTAGTGCATATAGAGAAGAGCTTCCGCATCCATATTCAGATGGGTAATAACATATTTTAGGATTTCTAATTCTGGAAGTTGATATAAAATAAATATTAGAACAATTATATCCATTCTTTTTTCTCTTTAGTAAATTTTTTCCAAAATGTTGTGGATGAAGACTTATCCAATAAGATATATCTGAATATACCAATATCCAGCTTCATTTACAACTGCTACTGGAATATTTTTTTCTACTAGATTAACATTTTCTTTACTAGGGCCATCTCCTATTAAGACAACAGAATCAAAAATCCTATCATTTTTTAATTCATCAAATGGTGTAGTAACTAACTGTCCTTTTGGATATTCAAAACCATCTGGCAAAGATTGATACCGGCCTAAATTAGTTATTGCTCCTTTACGGAAAGTTCTACCACACCATTTATAGTTATCTAGTTTGCAGCGAATAGGAATCATTTGTTATTTCTTTTCAGGTGTGTTTTTTGGATTCTCAATCACATTCTCTTGCTTTGTTTCAGCATCCATGTCTTGAATTAAGTCAGGATACATTTCTTCTTCTTCAGCACTTTTGAGGCGCATTGCCTTGTAAGAGGAGAACCCAAGTTTTCTAGCAATGGTTTCAAGAGGAACACCAAGCGCACCAGATACGGAATTATGCTTTACACCAAGTAAAGCCTTAGTTCGCCCTTCAAGATCACCATTCTGAGATTCAGGAAATACAAAATCAATCAAGTGTTCGGCAGTCAGTTTCTTTCGTTTAAATATTGGCTTTTTATTTTTATTAAAATCAACGGCCTTCATAACATTATACTCGTACTTGAAAGAAGAAACTTTTGAGGCCAAGAAGAATATATGCGCCCAAAAATCATACTTGAGAAAACGCTCAAAATTAGAGAGTTCATCAGCAGTTCTATCACTTTGAGTTCCGTGTGTTTCAGACAACCCGGACTTGTTTCTATTAGACCGCCCCATAAGCATGTCATCTGAAACATTAAGGCCAGATAAAACAAAATCAAGAATATCTGTATCGGAGTCACTAATTTTAGGTAATTGGGGATTCAAGGATTTCATTTTCATACCAGGAGGTAGAATCATCGTACCACCTGCGGACTTCTTAGCCATAATGCCCGTCTTTGCTTTTTCCTCATCAGATAATGCAAGCCACGCCCGAAATGATTGAGCATCCTCTACTTCAACAATCCATAGATATGCACCAGAAGATTTCTTATGATCTATTTCATATTTTTTTAGTTCTTCAAATGCGTTTATCCAAACCAGCACAGTTCTAATATAGGATAGGTTTCTAGAAGTTAGCCATCCCCGGTCCCACTGAACAACAAACCGCTTATATCCACCAATAGCCTTAAACTTATTTCCACTATTTTTATCTGCTCTTGATTCATCAAGATATGATTTCATAATTCCCGGATATGCATCAATATATTTTTGCATTTCAGGATAACGAGCAATATAAATAGAAGGAATTAATTCATAATGCTGTTGTAAATCATCTCCCTCATATACAAACTGGTAGGCCAGAGGCATAGCCGGCTTTCTAGGATGAAAAATAATTCCACTGTTGTCATATCCAAAAGAATCTAAAGTTGACGGGTCACGAAAATCAATCTCAACAAAACCATCTTTATGAAGAGTCAAAACTAAAAATAATTCACCTTCAATCTGACTTCTTCCAACATATTTAGGCAGCATGGTTGTTAGTCGATTTCGATAATCGTACACAA